GGATTAATGAAAGGAGGTAGTATTTTTACAAGAGACAAAAAATTTCATAAGAAAAGATCTTGTAAGAGTAAAGATAAACCAGAAGGTAATTTTTGGAAAATCTACAAGTGTTTATGTGAAAATGATGCAATAACTGTTAGTGAAGGGAATAAGTTAATGGGTGTAATTGTTGATCAAATTAACAATAAAAATATATTTTCAAAAATAAAAGATCGTAATTCCGCAAATGCGAAAAAAATATTGAATGAATATATAAAAAATAGTCAATATCAACAATATTTAGAAAACCTTGATACATTTGCTTTATCACATCTTTACAGTAATCAATTATCGGAAGGAAATATAAAAAAGATAAATATTATGGATATGCAGTTTAATCCATATAATCTTTTCACAAAAATATTTAAAATTGTAAAAGGAAAGACTGTTCTCAAAAGGCAAACAGGTGAAAAAATAGAAGATCCAGATACTTTTTTCGGATTAAAAAATGTTAACGAAAAAAATATGAAGAATATATGTGGGATTATGCTATATAATGAAAATTTAAAAAATACAATCACATATATAATAAATTGTATCATAAATTTAAATTGCCAGTGGTAATAAACTTAAAAAAATAATTCATAATATATACTGGTGATAATTGAACATTGGAAGTTCAATCCTCCAGTTAAGAGGATGAAAATATATACGAAAGTTGCACAGTAGTGTATGGTTTCAATTACTTATAACCTATGTAAGTATAATTGGAATATAGGTACATATATGATGGTGTAATATAAGTGTTTCTGAGGTGAGTTCGAATCTCTCTATCACCGGTATTTATAATATATTTTTGTACAAAATATATTATAACTTTTTCAAACAAATATTTATGAACCTACTAATCCACCTGGACCTAAATCGTTCTCCTCAAAGTAGTTGTCCGGTATACCGTCACCTGCATTCTCAATACCTTGTGGTAACTCTCCGTAATCGTAACCAACATCAATAACATCCAACCCTTCCTTAGGTTGTATCAAATTCATCTGGTCGAGAGTCTCCTCTGCATCAATGTACTCTTCTTCTAAATATTTGTTAGTAAACTCCTCTAATTGATCTGCAGTTGGTTCTTCACCGAACTTCTTAGTCAACTCATCTTTTCCTCTAGCCATGATAGCATCTCTCTTCTCATTCTCCATCTTCTGAATCTCATCCTTATTAGTTTCAATGTCATAATTCTCGTCGATCTCATCTAAGAATGAAGCAGTACCTCGCTTGAGATAGTAGTACTCAATTGGTTTACCCTTCATGTTCTCCTCAAATTGGATTGCCTTTCTTCTCATCTCTTCTCTCTTAGTGTTCTCTAACTTCTTGAGATCTTCTTCAGTGATATCGAAGAACTTCTGAGTTTTCTGGAAATCGTCCAACATATCGATAACAAACTTACTGAATATGTGGGCAGCCTCATTTCTAGTCAAAACAACTTCCCCATCTTTAATGTCATCAGCAGATATTCTGTCAAAACTCTGTTGCAATTGACTTACAAACATGTACAAGAGGATATTGAAAGTGACATCCATATTGAACTCACTGTACTCCTTCACACTCTTGTATGTACATGACCACTTGTCGTTCTCACCATAAATATTGGATATCATATCTGGATAGTAATTGAAATCAACCTTTTTGAATATCAAACTGTATTTTTTTCCTCTGAAATCCTTCAACTTCTCACTCTCCTTAAAGATGTGTTCCTGGATATCATCAACAATCTTATCACTGTCGATAAAATCGAGAACGTAATCTTTGTTGAAAGTCTGTGTCTTGACTTTCTCAACACCCTTCATAAAGTACTCAATGTACAACTTTTTCATCTGTTCGATTCTGTAAGTCTTATTCTCACGTTCAATCTTAATCTTCTCGGATACCTTCAACTCAATTTTGTCTCCAAAATCATCAACTATATTATCATAATCTTTCTGATTCTCCCTCTTACCAATATTCAATAACAGATCAGTATAATTGGTAATAAAATTCTTATCATTCTCTTTCTTACATATCAAACTCAATTTGTTCAAAAAAGTTCCAATCTTTGCATTCAAATTAACTTCAGACTCCTCTCTCAAATTCATCAAAAGATCCTTATTTTTCATCATAAGAGACTCATACTCCTCTGGTGGAATAGTGTTCTTCTTAGCAATACTATCAAGTAACTCTGCATAAGCCTCTCTTGAATGTTGTTCCTTCTCAATCTCTTCCATAGTTTTACCAGTCTTCATATCGATGAATCTACTCTTGTTGAATCTGTCTCCAATAAAGTTTCTCTGTTCACCCTTGAACTCACCTTCTGGTACATAGTACAAGAACTTGTCATGAATGATCTCTTCACTATCTATCATAGGACCGGAGTAAACAACATCGTTGTAAATTGCGATATCTCTTCCGTCCGATAGATACAATCTGTTCATTGTTCCCTTGTTAACAAAATCATCCAAAAAGAGTGCCAAATAATTTGATTCCTCAATTAAATCGTAAATCTCCTTATCCTCCAATGTCTCACTGATGAATCCATAATATCCCTTATAATCTTTCATACTCTCAGTACAACATGAATTCTCAGTCGCCTTGGTGATAACATCGTTAATAGGTGCAATCTTGATAACTTTCTTAATACTATCTTTTATAGCTTTTGAAACAACATTGAGTCTACCTCTCAATTTGTTCAATTCCTTTTTAATCTCTTCTGGTTTGTTCTTCTCTTTGAGAGATTTGATGAACTCTCTCTCAATCTTCTTATACTCAGCGAAAATGTGTTCTTCAACATTTCCAACATTGTTCAATTCATCCATCAACTCCTCTTTCTTCAATAGATACTGTTTGTAGTTTGTGTATAAATCATTGATACTCTTAATCTTCCTGAATTCTGACATATTCTTTGTAAGCATACCTCTCAATATCTCCTCCTTGCTCTCATTTCCCTTCAATGCAATCTCACTTCTTCTAAATATAACATCCAAAAGACAAACCATATAAGTAACACCGTTATCTCCATCAAAACCAGAGAATGCACATAGTGTATCCTTACTTGTTCTAGAGTATGGTGGAACAGCTGTTTGAAGAGTTATTAGTAATCTGGCAGCGATTGTTGCATATTTCTGCACATTAATTCTTGAATTATACCTCTTTTTGAATATATTAACAGGAATCTTCATGATATCCTCTTTAGATTTTCCCATAGATTTTAATTTCTTCTTCTCTTTCATAACAAACTCTGTAAAAGTCGGGTTCTTAGCAATAATCTTTGTACAATCAACCAAGATTTCAGTAACATCACGCTTGAGAAGTGTTATACCAGCTTTTGCAGCTAAATCAACAAGAACCTCGCAGATCTCCATTGTTACTGGCAATGTTTTGTAATCCAAACCACGTTTAATCAACAAATCCTTAAACTCAGTTGCTCCACACAGGTTTCTCGAGAACTCTTCCTCCATTGTTGATGTCTTTGCACCTACATCTTGAAGAACAAGTTGAGTGGATTCTTCTGTCCATGTTTCGCGGGATCTCTTAATAGCACCAAACTCATTGAATCCCTCAGTGTCATCATAACCTCTAATACCCAAAATCTCACCACAGTTTTTACATGTGTGATTCTGCATCTCACTTGCACCATCATCACTGAAAAGTTCGCATAATTGTTCCCACAACTCTTTTTTCTCCTCATCATCATTCGATCTCACCATAAGCATATTATAATAATGATGACCACACATCATGATAGTTCCATATTTCATAGAGTATAGATTCTCACCAATCAAAAATCCATCTAATGTGATCAATTTATTAAGAATATACATTCTATTATTGACATTACTGATGGATCTAATCTTGTTAACAGTCTTAGCAATAACACTCTCTTCAACTCTGTTCTCTTCTTCTTCTTCGTCTTTCTTACCAACCTCAACAATATCCTCATCTCTTACTAAGAAATCTCGTAACCCAGAAATGGACGATTCAATATCCTTCAATAAGTTTGGATTGTTGACATACTCACTGAGTTGTTTGAAATCATCAACCTTTTTCTGTAATTCCATCTGTTTATTCTTGTATTTCATGTAGATCTTGGAGTGGCAACCGATGGCTTTCTTGAAAACACAATTCAAATCGGAATACTCAATATCTGTCAAATTCATATTCTTGAATTCACAAATGTACTTAATAAGTTCATACTTTGGTATATCCTCTTCTTCAACCCATCCACTAACTTCATCATCAGTGCCTTCACCTGACCAAACAAATATTGAATACTTCTTCTCTTCGGATTTGTAAACAAGTGCCTTTCTGCCTTTTTCATGATTAGTTCCAGTTTTCTCTAAAACTCCTCTCCAATCACCAGATTCAACTGTGTCTGTAACATCCAACAAACCCTTATCAGAACAGGCTTTCTCCCCATCAAGGAACTTCTTCATTTTCTCCTCTGCTTCGAAGTCTTTGTTGATCTGTTCTAAGTCTTTCTCAAACATGTTTCTCTGTTTATCAATTTCGGCTTTGAGACCAACAATACTCTTCACCATGTCTTTAGCAACAATTTTGAAATAGTATTGACCGTGATCTTTGTGACTGATGACCCAACTGACTCTCTGACTTATGGAGTCTATATCAGATGCAACATATGGATACTTACCATAAACAGCGATGACGTCTTCATTGTTGATATAATGGTCGGAGAATATGAAGGAATTGTCACCAAACATAAACTTGTTACGATTAGAAACACCACTTGTACCGAAAGTTATACTGTTATACGCTTTCTGTAATCTTTCTGGTCCTTTCTCTAAAATTCTGTTAATGAGTCTTGTTTGTTTGACATTGAGATCATTGTATGTCAACATGTACTTCTTCAAAATTTCATTCACCTCATCTATTGTGTTACACTTACTCAAATATGGATACTCTAGACCGACAATATCATCAATTGATGGCAATATTGTGTTCATAAGTTTCATGTACTCTTCGTTATTCTCAATCTTAATGTCATTGAATAGATAAAGTTTAGGATACTCAATCTTTGGATTTTTTCTTCCACTTGCAACATCCTTAATCTTCTTTGCATTGAATCCTCCGGCACTCTTACTCACTTTGTAAGTTTCAAATGACAATTTGAGAGATCCAATAAGATTACCTTTGTCACCAGGAGTTTTGACATCTCCATCAATTGTGAAGACATTCTCATTTACAACTTTAACAGATTTATGGTGAGTTCCATCTATAGATGGGAAAGAGTTAGATCCAGTAATAAAGATCTTCTCTCCATCTTTCAAACCATGATTCTCCACAGTTACTTCAACTGGGTTAGATGAAGATATATTTGTAATCTCTCCAAGAAGACCTATTCTATCCATAACGAGTTTCTCACCCTTATTGATGGCGAGGTCATCATAGATGCTCTCGTGACCAAATGGAAGAATGAAGAATCCAACTATATCGATCTGTTCACCAGGAATGTAATCTTTGACTTCAACCTTAACAATCTTGCATGTTTCTGGATCGACAATCTGGTCTGTTTTAACCATTCTTCCCATTGCAATACGCTCACACCATTCGACACTGTCTATGCCATCATATCTTAAAACTGGTGTGTTGTGAAGAAGATTTTTGGATATGCCGAATTCGGTGTCTTTCTTTGTTTCATATGGAGCTAAAATTTTGAAAAGTTGAGTCATATATTCACGATCATTGACAATATCCTTAGTGTAGTTACTCGAGAGAACCTTCAACTCTTTGAGTTCATTAATCTGACTTTTTACAACAGTTCCTTCTTTTGATATTTCATCATAAGTGGCTAACTCTCCATTCATATTCTGGAATTCGTCTTTACCAATCTTTGAGAAGATGACCTTTGTATCTGCGACTACTGGAATAACCCACCCAAGTGGATACTCATTTTTGACATATTTGTCGACAATTGGGTATGTAACTCCGTCTTTTAAGAGTCTAATAGCTTCCAATGTTCTGTTCTTCAATCCCAGAATCTCATCTACCTCTTTCTTAATTCTCTCTTCAATGTAGCGACTGCCACGTTTTTCGAGAGGGACATCCTGCATGAGAGTGTCATAGAGATCGGTTGCATAAACACTGTCCTCATAGAGTCTCTCATCTTCTGGAACAACTTCTACCTGTTTTTTGGAAATGACATTGTTCTCAAATAGATCGAAATCAGAATTGTCCGAAAGATTGAAATAATCACTATCCTCATCTGAATCTTCCAAAACTAATTCATCCTCCGATTCCTCATTATTGTCATTCTTCTTCTTAATAACCATTTTTATATTACTGTTCTCAATATTGTTCTGATCTATATTGTTAGCCAAAGCATCTTCTGGTTCATCGTTCTCTGGCTCGTCATTCTCTGGTTCATCGTTCTCTGGTTCATCGTTCTCCGGTTCATCGTTCTCTGGTTCATCGTTCTCTGGTTCATCGTTCTCCGGTTCATCGTTCTCTGCTTCATCGTTCTCTGGTTCATCGTTCTCTGGTTCATCGTTCTCTGGTTCATCGTTCTCCGGTTCTTCTTCATTCTCCGATTCTTCTTCATTGTCTGCATTTGTGCCTTCGTCATTATTTTCAAGTGGTTCGATATCGGTATTCATGTTTATATTCTCATTTTGATTTTCTGCTATATTATTCACTTCATTAGCGTTAGACATTATAATATACTATTATAGATTTTTATTTGAAATTAATAAACTTTTATTTTAGTCAAGCATTTTGCACAAGGCTTAAAGATAAAGATCTATATTAAGATGAAATGGAATTAATTAAATTTTACAATGATCACAATGTATCAACTTTTGAGGATGTTCGCGATCTTCTTGCGACACACAATATTAAAGTGAAGGATGAGGGAGATCTGTATCTGGTTTATTACAAAAGAGAGGCAGGTAATACCCTCAATCCACTTCAATTGGCGAGTAATGGTGTGATTTTTCAGAAAGAAACAAATAAGTTGGTATGTAACAGTTATTACAAGTTTTTGAAGGAGAATGGAGATTTGAATGTGTCTTTTAAATCGAATTTTGGAAATTTGGTATTTGAGAACTGTTTTGAGGGAACATTGATTAGGATGTTTCATCACAACGGTCAATGGAGGATTTCTACGAAGAAGTGTATTGATGCGAATGAGTCTAAGTGGCAGAGTGATAAGAGTTTTTATGAACTTTTTCAGGAAGCTATGGGTAATAGTATATATACTGGTTATGAGTATAAGACTGATTGTGTCTATTTCTTTTTGTTACAGCATCCAGAGAACAGCGTTGTCTTTGAACAGGATAATCCTAGTGTGAGATTGCTTGATGTTTTTAGAATTGTTGATAATGTTGTGCAGATTGTACCGGTGAATGATGGTAGAACAAATAGAGTTGAGATGAGGAGTTATGATGAACTTGTTGGTTATATGAATGGTCAAACAATGGAAACAATGAAGTATCAGGGATTGGTTGTTTACAATAGGGATAATCCGTTTGTGAAGCAGAGGATGTATTTTAATTTGTACAATGAGGCGTACAATTTGTATGGAAATACGAGTTCACGTTTTGTTAGGTTCTTGGAACTACGAAAGAGTGCGGAGGATGTGAAGAAGTATGTTACGTTTTTCCCGAGACACAAAGCTATGTTTTTGGATTATGAGAAGAATTTTATTGATTTTGCGGATAAAGTGCATGCATTGTATTTGAGTTGTAAGGTTTTCAAGAATGATGTGATTATTAAGAAGAATTTCAGGAGATTTATTTATGATCTACATGGAAATTATTTGAAGACTCGAGTTCCATTGTCATTGGTTGATGTTATTAATCATTTGATGAAGCTGGATAGGAGTTTGGTAGAATTTTTGTACAATGATTATAATAGTAATGGTCTAAGTGAAAAAACTGATCAATTGTAGATTAATGGTTCTATTTGAAATTAAAGTTACATGTAGAAGAATCGTTGTTAGTAATATTAAAAACAACTCTTTTTTCATGTTTCGAATGTTTTTTGTCGTAAACGCTTTTCATCTTATTATATACATCATAAGAGGACAAATCTTCTTCTGTTAGATCCACTCTAATTCTGTAATCATAGTCGCTAGATTTCCAAGAATTACATTTTGAACATAGGGCTTGTAGGTTATTTATCACATAAGTTCCTCCACATGATAGTGGGATTATGTGATCAATAATTGGTACACATCCTGTAATAAGTTCATCGCATAAATTACAACAGTAGTTCTGTGATTGAAGGACATACCACAATTCATGTTTCTTGATAGCTCTTCTGGCGACAACTTGACTCAAATTTCTTTTCTTCCGCTTCTTTTTAGGTTCAATATCTTTATCAGATGTAATCTCTTCATCCTCTTTGGGAGGAAAATTGAGACATTTAGATTTTGGATAATAGAGAAGCTTCAATTCATCATACCCTTTTGCTGCGGATAGTTCTGAACGGTAATATTTAGTGAAAGGATTCCCTTTGAATCTAACAGTTGCAAAGTACTTTTTTTTAACTGCACTGTAACCAACCCCGATATACTTCGGTGAGAGTTTTTTTCGATGCGTAAATCTGGACGACTTGCGTTTACGATAATTTTTTTCTGTAATAGCCATAACTGTATAGTTATGGTTATTATTTAATATGTTCCAAAATAAAAATCAATTTTTATAAAGGGAGATTGCATTGCCTCCGCTGCCCTTTTGAACCCTACACGACCTACAACTTGTTACGTGAAGGAAATATTGAATCTCTTTTTATATTAGGGTGTTAACCTTTTTTTTCTTAGCTTTCGGCTAAGGGATTTTTATAAATTTAACTTTTCAGAAATATATCCCAAACGTTTCTATCATGACATCGGCAACATCTGGATGATATCCAGTTGCTTCAATGAACTTTCTGCGTGCACAATCACATTCACTGTAACGCTTTAGACCACATTCTTCACAAAAATCCTTTTCAGGATCATAATAAACACCTGTCAGAGGACTATCTTCCACATCTGTAACTGGTTCGTCACCTTTCTGTTCAGCTTCACCTACAGAGTGCGTTCGAAATTCGCATTCATGATCACCTTCAACGACACTGTATTGTCCACAACCACATCTACAATAGCGTACAGTCATTTGTGTACCACATTCACATTCAGCGGGAAAAGTTATTTGCGTGGTTTCTGTATTTTCACTCATAATTATTATATATTGATTATAATTGTGATTTTATAAAGATCAATTTTTTTAGATGAAATCAAATAAAATACCTTTATGGTCAATTTTTTTAGATGAACATCTCGTTAAAAGCATCCTGAAGTCCAATTACAATCTGATCTTCACGTGGAAAATCACAGAGTTCTGCCATCCAATTATTCGCTCTGACACCATGCTTTTCAGACAAATAACGTCCAAATGTTTTCGTGAAACCCAATTTGCATTTTGTCAATGTTTGAACAATCTCTTCAGCATCTGGAACAACAATAGATGTGTTCTTAATATGCTTAGCGTTAGTGTACTCTTCTCCAGTTTCAATATTCCTCATAACAACAGCACAAACATCTTGATAAACACCTTTATCGTCCAAATAAACACCATTCTCAATCGAGATAATGTGACCCTTTGTTAGATCATTATTGATTTGCATTCGTTTTCTTGCACATTTGTATGTGTTTTCAATACCAAATGGTTGTTCTGTTCCTGTTTCTGGACTATCAATGGATATGGCATTGATATCGAATTGCTTGAAAAATTGTTTAACAACGTTGAGCTTCAATTTACTGTGACTTGTCAAATACATTGTACATACAATAAGATGAAGTACTGTGTTTTTAGTAACCTCTTTCTCTTTCAATCCATCATCATCATCCACGATTTTTCCTAGAAGTATGATTTTGTACAAACAATGAGGTACGCCATACTTTTTGCTTAAAGCATGTTTAACATCACCAAAAGTTGATGTTTCATAGTCTTCAACATCGACTGTTTCTGATCTACCAGTTAACGTTCTTAGAACGATTTGCATAATATGGTTAAATAATATGAATGTTTATAAATAATTTTTGTCAATTTTTAGATGATAATCACTATTTGTAACAACTGAATTTGTTCAGCACTAAAATACAAATTGTGTGGAACAGCAAATATGATTGCTTCTTTTAATGTCTTTACAATCCTGGTGTTCTATTGGAAACTGATCATCAGGTTATCTGTATAAGAATTGCAATAGGATAGTTTGTACGTTCCATCTTTTTGGAGATAGAAATTGTAGCCACTATCATGACCAAAATAACCTGTGTAGTTATAATACATTAATTTGTCCTCTATTTCTTCTTCTTTTATGTAATAATAAACTGATGATATGTTAATATACTTATCACACCATTTGATCAAAATTTTTTCTAGAGACATGATGGTTATGCATGACTATGGATTAAATACAATAAAAAAATCAATTTTTAATGTAGTTTATAAAGATTTACTATTATTTCTGCAAGTTTGACATGTTTTTAACATTATTGACCATAATCATTTAATATTAATAATTTATAAAAAAAATCAATTTTGTTATTTTATGATAAAACCTGTTGATCATAAAAATATTATTTTTTGAAATTTCTCAAGGTCAATCCTTGTTACAACACCAAATGAAGGGTGCTTTCTTTTTGCACGTTATAGTCCTCAAGTGTCCTTCCATCTTCCAATTGTTTTCCGGCAAAAATTAGTCGCTGTTGGTCAGGTGGAATTCCCTCCTTATCTTGGATCTTAGTTTTTACGTTTTCAATGCTGTCAGATGGTTCAACATCAAGTGTAATCGTTTTACCTGTTAAAGTCTTCACAAAAATTTGCATTATACTACATATAACATTTTAATTTTTAAATACTTTTATAAAATCAATTTTTTTTTTCTACTTAAATGAATGCAGTCTCCCTAGTTATCGTTTCCATTCTCTTATACAAATCGTTTAAATGTCTGTTGTACTTAGCAAAAATGACATTTTTATTCCTTTCGTACTTCGAAAATACATTAGAAATATCATTTTTCAGTATCTGTTCGTTCTGAGTAACCTCTTTGTGAAGATTGTTCAGAAAGATGGATTGACGTTTATGGTATTCAGCAACAAGTTTTGTGAATTTATTGTCGTTTTGTTGTAATGGTACGGTAAATCTCAAGTTCTGATTTAAATAATCAGTCGACGTGTCCCCAAAAAAAAAATTAGACATATATTCTATATAATATTATATTTACTATTTTTAGACGAAACTTTATATATTTTAATAGTATAGTTTCAATGAGTACAATACCTGCTTGGGGACGACCAACGTGGATGTTATTACATGTTATATCTTTCAGCTGGAATGAAAAATTGGTGAAAAATTACATCCAATTTATGAATTTAATATCCAAAACAATACCTTGTCCAAAGTGCAAACATCATTTTAACAGTGCCATCAGTAAATCAAATCTAAAAATTGGTAAAAATTGCCAATCACAAGAGTCAATGTCCAAATGGCTAGTAACGTTGCACAATATGGTCAATAAGAGACATGGAAAACGTGTTTTCCCTTATGAAAGAGCAAAGAATACATATTTCAAGAATGGAAAACTAACATACGATAAGAAACTCATATGGAGATTCTTCAAAAATTATGTATTTCACGATTTCCACCGTAAGCCTGGTAAATTACGAAGACTTATGGTTCAATTTGGTAAAATCCACCCAGATCCCAAAAAAAGAGATGCATTCAATAAGTTTCATGCCGGAACAGTTCAGAAGAATATAAGATTCCAACCATGGTTAAAAATGTATAAAAAAATTGTATTCTAAATTATGTCAGCTGCGAAGATAGCATTCTGTTTCTTGACATATTCCAATCTTGAAAGATCTCGTATTTGGAGAAGATACATAGAACCAAATATGGATAGGTGTAGTGTTTATGTCCATCCGAAATTGCCACTATCTGATCCATTTTTCCGACAATTTACTCTGAAAAAATGCACACCCACTTACAGAAAGAGTGACATATTCATTGTTTATGCCACAATCCTTCTCATAACAGAAGCACTTAAGGATGAGAGGAATAAGAAGATAGTTTTTCTGTCACAATCCTGTTTGCCAATTGTTTCCTTCAATGATCTCTATTTTAGTATTATAAATGACAACAAGAGTCATATAAAATCGTTCAATAATAATAGGAAAGATAGATTTCACCAATTGTCAACCAATTTCAAAAAACATATTGGTTACCACCGATTCACAAAACAGCATCCAAACATGATATTAGATAGAAGTCATGCAGAAATATTCACGAACTTGAATCTTCTGAATCACTTCAAGAGAATGGAGTGTCCAGATGAACATTACTTTGTGAATATTTTGAAAGTATTAAATAAAGATATTGAAAATCACCAAATATGTTTCTGCAATTTCTACACAAATCGTACACAAGGAATCAACCACCAAACTTTATCCGAAAAACTCATGAGAGATCTAAGACAAAAAGGATACTTTTTCATTAGGAAGATAAACAGAGGTTGCCGTATATGTGGAAACTACTTCAATATTCTGAATGAATCAAACGATTCCGCAAACCTCTCCAAACACTCTACACCATTATTCCCTCTCAAATAGTACAAATATATATCAAAACACTCCTCATAGGTCAAACTCTTCGGTAGATACTTCCTGTTTATAACTTTGTTATCACGCAAGAAGTACACTTTCTTATCGCCAATTATTGCGGGACAAGTTATCCCTTTATTAATAACTGGTGATACATACAATCTTACGTTACATTGCAACCTAATCTCAGTAATATTATTGGACACCAATGTGTATATGCCATTAGCAATCTTTAACAGAACTGTGTTTCCATCATATTCAGTCCCAAAAGTGTTGAACATTTTTGTTGTCTTACATTTCGGACTTTTACCAATATACACTTTTTTAACATTGAATTTACATACAAAAATATCATAAATGAATCTTCTCCAATCCTCATAAATGTAATCTCCCCAATTTTCAAGAAACTCACTTGCTTCAATATCCAATCTCGATTTTTTGTAAATCTTTGCTTTAGTTCCAAAACTATTAATAGCAACCATGTATGGTCTACTTTTTCTCCACATAGTAAAATAACATTTTGAATTAACAACTTTCAGTAATTCACTCTTTCGCTCATCACAAACAATCATAAATCTGTCAACTACAGATTGTGGTACAACAACATGTTTATACCCATTAAGATTTTTACCACTTTTTTTGAATTTATTGATCCCAATCCATTCAAGAAAAGTGTTATTTTTAACTTTTCCAATTACAACCGAATAATCTCTACTGTTTAAGAGATTATTATTCTTCCTACAAAAAAACAATCTCATTTTCACTTTAAGTAGTGCAATATCTTTTTAAGCATTTTTAATTATTTAATACGTTATTTTCCAGTTTGATATTTTGTGACTTTATTATATAGAGAATGTTTATTAGTCCAGTTAGTATGAGTATCAATAAGAAATTTGTTCTTATTAAATTCGAAACTGATCAGAGTTTAAGAATAGTACAGTACACAGATGGAAAGCTTAACAAGATTCTTAAATACATTGAAATGATTTATGGAAATAATTTTACACATAGAGATCTAAATGTATCCGATTCCATATACGAATTTAAGAATCTGCTTGATGAGTATGGATTCTTGAGAAACAATGTATCATGTGTTGATGAGAGAAAATTAGCACAACATTTGAAGAACTTAACAAAGAACTATGATGAGATTATGGGTAGTAAGGGAACTGATTATGAGAAAGATGAAGATATTACCGAAGTGAATAATAAATCAACACCAATCGATTTCTTCCTAAACAATGACAAAATGTTTCCAGAACCAGCACAAGGAAATATATTCGATTGCCCAGCACCATCATTTTTTGAAATGGACGGAAACCCTATCTCATGTTGTTCTAGTGTTGTTGATGCAGAAGGAGAAACTCTGGATGACGAAAAAAAAGACACAGTTAGAGTGAATAATAACGGTGAAATTAGTATTAATGAACCAGAAGCTTTTGATGGTACAATATTTACACCGGTAAATGTAGATTTTGAAATAAACACTCCTGTAGATTATAAATTTGACGATGATTTAGAAGAAGTGTTAGAGAAAAAGATTGAGGAGAGATATCATAATGATACAGACACACAGTCATCTGAAGACACATACAGTGTTGATTTCGACACAGATTCGGAAGATACAATTGAATCGGTTGTTGAAGATGATGTTAAACTTGAACACATTGACAATCCATTTGAAAAGGAATTAGAAATGTTTTCGTCACCAGAACCTAAAAATCCTCCATTACCACTCAATCTTGAGAATATTGATTACAATGCTGGATGGACTGAACCACCAATTCCAGAGGGTAACATATTGGACAGTCCTGTCCACACAATTAATCCAGAGAATGACATCTACTCTAGAAGTTTCTTCACACCAACAACATCACTCAGAAATGCCAATCACCAATTGAGATCCGACCCAACAATTCCAAAGATGTTTGTTTCTCCTTGGGTTCAAAGCACAATTGATCCAGATATATCATCAAAGGGTATTTTCGATAATAATCCAAGTCAAGAGTCTACTCTCAATGTGACAGGGTTCAATGATGATAACTACAGTGTTTACTGTATGGTTGATCAAAAATTTTATTGCATTTGCTTGAACAAAAGAATCTTCAAGGTTTATGTTTTGACAAAGGACATCTATCATGATCTCAAGGAGTATTTCCCAGAGATCGAGCTTGTTAAAGATGTTAATATTATGAATGATAGAATAGATATTGTTAAAAAGAGTTTTTCAGATAACTACTTCACAACAAAGGAAGAGGTCGAGAAAGAGCTTGAGAAAGTATTGAATCCTCAACCAGAGAAGAATCAAACACCATCTAAACAACAGATGTTGAACTACATCAAAAGTAAATTTAACATTGATGGAGTAACAGATAAGAATACTGAAGCAAACGATCTTATTGTGAGAAATATTATTAATGATATGTATGTTAAATACAGTTACAGAAAGGTTGTAGAAGTCGCAGTTCCACAAATATTAACAGAATTGGGATTGAAGAGACATGGTAGTAATGAGTGGTCAGGTATTTCAGCAAAGGTATGTTACTCATATCGATACTTTTTTGATTCAAAGAATACTTGGTTCGAAACAGACAAAGGAGAAAATTAGAATTTATCCATGAACAGTTTCCATAATACAGAGAACATCATCCCTTGAAGACCGTTTGACAACAATCTCGTTCTCAAACCTCTTCCAAACAAACTTCCAATCCCATCTTCAGTTATAATCTTTTTAGTCACATCAAAATAGGATATTGGTACATGATACGACTGTCTTGATGTTTTAACCACTCTCACAGAATTGGAAATAGTGTCGGAAACAAGTGATGCTGAAAAACCAATTCCAGCATTTCTACAAAGCCTCTTCACTTGATTATCTTCATACTCTGGTAATTTCTGATTCAAATAGTTGAATGTACCATACCACGGAAAATAACCCATATATGTTGAAGCGAAAGCTCCCAATGCCCCATGGTAAAATATAGATGGACCACCTATTTTAAATTTATTTTTCAATAAAGGGAATGCATTTTTTCCTTCAATTTGTAAAGTAGTCTTGATTGTATCTATAGGCATCAAATTTATTCTCCACAACGCTGCGATAAATGATACTATTCCTGTTTTGACTCCTATATTCAAGTCCTTTGTTTGTTCATTACTTTCCAAGAATGCCAAAACACCGATATTTGTAGCAGTGTCTCCAAAACGCGAGAGAGGACCTTGTACCAATGCCGGACCAACACCACTATAGAATCGTCGAACTCCACCCTCTTTATAAAGAATTTTAAGAGTCTTCATGAAAGGTGTACCATGTCGATATTGATAAATCATAGTTGTTCTGAGCCACATTAGACTACCAACTTGTAATACCATAGCACTCGATCCTGCAATTCCTCCTTTGAATGCCTTTTTCATGGATTCTTCATATATATCTTTCATAATAGTTTATACAGTCAGGTTAGATTTTAAGTCAAGTTGGATTTTATAATAGAATATTTTATTTATTCTTTTGTAAGTTCTTTTCGAACAGTCATAAGACACTTTCCAAGAAGGTTCTTACCTCTCCAATCACCCTCTGTTTTTCCTTGAGCTTGAGACACAGACAATCCGATACCCCAAATTCTATCATATGGACTTGCTTCTGCCAAGGTTGCTTCGCCTGTTGAAAGGAGTACATTCTTCAAATCTTCATTTTGAGAGAACTTCAGAAAACATCCTTTCGTAACAATCTCCTCACAATTCTTATCCCATATGGTTTGATCAAATCCAGATACCTGTCTGCCAAGTTTCTTACAAGCACTTGGATTGTCCGTTGCCATTATTTGAAGAGCCTTTTCAGAATCTTCGAAAAGAGTGGCTTTTCTCCACATCATGTATTGTTCAACATTTGCAAAAGTTTCGTTTGTTTCGTCACAAGTGAACTTTGTAGGATACCAATTACTGAAACAAGCATAGTCTCCATGTTGTTTTCTATGACCATAAAAATAAATGTATGACATGTTTTATTACAATTTAATAAAAATCGTGATAAAATTATTTCAATTTTTTCTGACAAATATTAAAAAATTATTCTATTTTTTCTGAAAAATACGTTTAAGATATAAGCAAAAAGCTTCCCAACATGTTTGCTTTTTGGGAGGTATTTCCAATTCCTCTATACGTATATCACTTTCAATTGAGTTATAATCCATTAAAATAACAATGACTCAAATCTTTAATTATGTCTATGAAAATTTGAAAAATAATTTAAGAAACATAGAATACAATTATATAATATGGATTCATTATGTATTCATAAAAATACAGTAAGATCAAATGGACGTATGGCGTTTCATTGTGAAAATGGAGATACAATATGTGCAACAGGTGCTATTATCGATATTGATGGGCAAATGTTGTTGATTAATGAAGTTGGAAAAAAAGGTTGGTCAGATTTGGGAGGCAAAGTAGACAAAACGGATATATGCCCATACTCGAAACGTGAGCATAAACATTGCATTATTGGAAGTCTAGTTCGTGAAGTTTACGAAGAGACCAACGGTAGGTTGTTTGGTAAGCGTAGATGTCAATTTCCGCAGTTTCGATCGCATTTTTTGAAACTATTGAAACATTCTACTATTAAAAAAAAATATGTAAAACATTCAAAATACCTTTTGTTCTATATTTCTGTAAACTCAGATGAGTTGCCAAGGAAAATTAAGGGTATTTTGAATATGAAATTGGAAAGATTTGGTGATATTGAGGAGAGCAATGGTAGGCAACGTGAGTTTGGTTGGTTTCGTGAAATCCCGAAGGGGGTTAAAATCAATCCTAGAATTTTACATTCGTAGAGATACCTTTGCGGTTAATCCTAGAATTTTACATTCGTAGAGATACCTTTGTGGTCAATCCTAGAATTTTACCACCATTACATTAGTTGCTAGTACGCTTCTTCCCTGATCCAAAGAAACTCTCAATCGATTTCCTACCACTCTGTTTGTTCATGAACTTTCTTTTGATATCCTTTATAATATTCTCTGGATCTTTTCTGATCAATCCGAACATCTGCAATACTGGATTCTCAATCTGTCTCTCCAAGTAGTACATATAATCAATCTTCAAGTTATTATCCTTGATATATGTAGGTTCTTCTACAATATCCCCCTGAATCAATTTCGTAGACAGTTCCTTCTTGCACTTATCATATGTAATTTCACCTGTCTTAGTATTCTCCTTCAGCTTATGCTTCTGGAAACAATTCTTACAATAATATCCTTTACAGATGTTACATAGTTTGATACTCTTTGTACCATCTGCCAACTCTCTTTCTGGCATTTTGCAGAATCTGCACAGATTTCTACACATGTTTCCATGATCCTTGATGTGTCTTTTACAGTACAGATCCATACACTTCACACATTTGCAATCTTTCTTATCAATCTTCACATTACACTTCTTGCATTTCAAATTACACACATCAATGAAACAGTATGGAACACGATCATTCGACTGGGGTTTGTTACCCGGATCTCGTTCACCCATTCTGTCTGCTAACATTTTGTGTGGAATTGTCGTCGGATTCTTATAATTCGCCTTCAGACTCTTACTGATGACCAATCTATTGATATCAATCTTTCCATCCAGCAACTGTCTGACTTTCATTCTGAAGAAGTCATATGCACCAGGCACATTCCTCTTATTCAACAAGAAATCGATAATTCCTCCATAAATGTCCTTCACAATTGGTGCGTTATCTCGTCTCTTGAGAACAATACCCATACTTGTTTGCTTGAACTTATCAGGAGAGTATTCATACTTATTTCCGACATATCTCTTCTTACTGAAAATCATGAAAGGCCAGAACACCTTCTCATACTCCAGATCCTGAGGTTTCTTCAATTTACTCGTTACATACGATCCAGCCTCTTTACCAACTTCGATAGTCAATCTCATCATCTCTCTGTCATCGATTTGATTATTTTCGTAATTAGAACTGTACTTCTTCCTAATGTAGTCCGCGAAATTAATGAATACACTATCAGTGTTCTTCACAATAATATCACCTACACCTGCTTGGAAATTACCTTCCTCAGTTTCCAAATCGTACACATACTTATCCTCTCCAATCTTACCAATCTCATAACACTTCTTCAATATTCCATCATCTTTTTCTGAACTTAAATAGAATTTCAAATGAAACTCATTATTCTTTATACTCTCTATACTGACCTTATATCCTACCTCTTTGAATTTATATACCAATTGTGCTGTTTTCAATTTGCCTCTACTAATAAACTCCACAGGATTTGTTCCAAACTGTAAAGTCTTATCCGCTACAACATCTGGATATCCTTTCAATAATTTTGTTTCTCCAACAACAACATCTTTCGGTTTGAGAATATTACACTGACTATCCAACAAACTATGATCTTCTGTAACATCAACGACACCTGTCTTTGTCACTACTCTGAAAATCCTCTTCTTCGTCTTATGTCTAATAACTTTCTTAATCTTCGTCCAACCTCCATTAGACCAAACCAAATATTTATCACATTTAGCCTGTTCCTTCTCCTTTCTGCTATCTTCTGGATCGAATGGTTTAAAGTTTCCATAATCAATCCACTCATCACCAAGCGTCTCGATTGTTTTGATAACAATATTTCCAGTTTCCACATCTTTTAGCAAGATCGGTTCATCACCTAACACACTGTCTCCATAAACTAACTTGCTTCCTTGGTACTTTTCAAGAGTATAATCACGTGCATAGGTAACCATGAGTCGTCCAGTTGCAGTTGTTGATGCAGCCAACTCTTTGAAACAGATTGGTGAAGTTGTTGCTCCAACCTGTCCATACAGACTATTACAAGTTACCTTGAAAGCCAACTGCTGACCATCCAGATTTTCTTTGTCGAACTCACTATACTCATCACGCAATTCAACAATATCATCCTTATTAACCTTCTCCTCAGTACCCTCAACCTTTCTGAATGTGTAAACACCATCTTTCTCCTTCAACAATCCAACATACTCCTTACCATCCTTTGCAACACCATGCTTATACTTGATCTTACTTCTGGTATCACGACGAGCTTTCAATAGATCCATAAGAATTCGTGGAAGAACTGCTTTCTTACCATCCTTTCTCTCAGCGTATCTACAAATCTTGTATCCAACTCTCTTCTTCTCATCGAGTTTGCCTTGATAGATATCGTATTTGATATCGATATACTCATAATCTGGCAATCCCTCATACTCTTTCCTGATAGTATCCTTTTTCAACTCATACTCATCAGGATCACTCTTATTCTTCTTCGGTTTTAGATAATACTCCAAGAATCCAACAATGGAGTCATGTGAAATATTCTCCGCAATCATAGATGATGGATAAAGCGATGCAAAATCCATAACTGCAACAGGTTCTAAGTACAATCCAGGTTCTGGAATAAAAACAATAGCTCCCTCATAAGAGTTAGCATCGATATCCTCTGGACTCAAGTTCTTAATCAAGAATCCTTCTTCAGTACATCTTTTAATAACCAAACTGAAGATCTTAATTCCTTGACCACGAAGGAATAGATATGAGAAAGGAATGCAACAAACATTTCCCATAGCAACATTCTTTGGAATAACTTTCAACTTGTTAATCAAATTCGTACACAATACATTATCCTGAATACAATATGTTGCAATCTCCTTAATATCTTCTGGTGTTCCTCGCTTGAAGTTTCTAAACAACTGATTAGGTGTTAGATCCTCCTTGTTCTGTCCCATAAAATGTTCACAAACACTGTTCAATTTATAAGACACCAAGTTGTAATCCTTCTGAATCAATTTATACAAATCGACTTGTACAATACCGTCAATCTGAATATAGTACAGAAAGTTCTGACCCAATGCAGATGATTGCAACTCTTTTTCAACGAATTTTGCACCGACTTTTCCACGATCATCCGGATTCGCTTTCGACAATTTCTTCAACAATGTTTCCTGATAAGGTGCACATTGACCACCGTTACCATTTCCTGCTCTTTGATAAATGTACTTCCAATCGAAACCCCAGATATTGTATCCCGTAAGAACATCGGGATCGATTCGTCTGAGAAAGTTACACCATCCAATCAACAATTGTTTCTCATTCTCATACTCTTCAACAATTGCACCCTCGATTTCTGCGCACTTCTTCAATGTAACAATATGTTTGTATATTTTATCATCACCGAAAATATTAACGGTTGTACCGATCTGAATGATCTTATCATCCTTCTTATCAGCATCTGGAAACGATCCATCACCACTTGTACACTCAATATCAAAAGATGCAACAACAAACTTACCAATCTTTGTAAGATCAACTGGTTGAACATTTCTGTAATTAACTGTACAATCGATTTGACATCTAGTCTTCTTCGGAAAATTGTGCTTATAATATCCTTTTGGAATCTTCACCCATCCAACTGGTTTCAAATCATTGGAATGAAAGAATCTCAGTAACGGTGTTACCTTAGTCTCATAAAGAAGTTTAGAAACATCGTAATCAACATCGCGAATTCTGATTGGATTCTCACTTGTTTGATTAACAGCCTTCTTGTAAGAGTAGAAACCACTCAGATTTTTGAAAACAAGCTTAATGAAGAAAGATTGTTCATTATTACAGAAACCGTAGAATGGAATTCTCTTAACAATTGTGAATGAAATAAGTGAATTAACACTCCATTTATTAACTCTCGATTGTATTTTATTCTTCAACATTTTCACCATCGATCTGTTCCAACCTTTTGGAACTTCAATGAAGAAAAATGGTGTGAAATCCGTAATATTCACACTAATTGAGTGACCATCTTCTGTAATGCCATAAGCACGAATAACGTACTTTCTTTCTTTGAAAAACTTCTTCTTCTTGTTACCATAGTCATCTTCTGATGAAGATGATTCATCATCGTCCACAGCAACATCTGATTCGGTCCAGTCATTCAGTTGAACTATCAAATCGTCATTACTTTTTGAATAATTTGGTCTTAACATGCTAAGATTAATTGGTTAGTTTTTAAATATCATCTTTGGTCGTAAAAAATCATTTTCCTTTTTTCTTTTGGAAAAGCCAGGCTCACTGTATTATAAATATATTTGTAATTATATAAACGGTATGATGCGACCATTTAGAAATCTATATCGTTACCTCCTTTAGGGACGAACCATTTTCGCAAAAAATTAAACTTTTTGCTACGTTTACATCCAGTTCCAAAGGTATTGCGAGATACTATGTTTTTCGAACTTTTGTTTTTTGAAAACATGATCCAATTGGAGCAGATTTTTTTTATAGAAAATTCATGTCAATTTTTTTTGAGTGATTTAAAAATTGATTTTATATATCTAAGTAATACTTAGAGTAATGGATACTATGTCTAAATCAACCAAAATGATAAGATCGAGACGTTGTGGTTTAAGAAATATGGGTAACACGTGTTATGTAAATACAGCTATTCAATGTATTGCTAACGTCAACGAACTCAGTGATTATCTGTGTTCTGAAGATAATAGTAGTAACTATTTGGGTGATATAAATAGAGACGTGAATGAATCACGCATCACTTTCGAGTTCAGCAATCTGTTGAAAAAGATGTTTACTACAGATAGACCCATAGTACCTGATAGTTTCATTGAGCGACTATCAGAGTTCAATAAACATTCCACACATCAATTCAAATTTGTATTGGGACGTCAACACGATATTCAAGAATTTTTGATATTCTTGCTCGACGTTATACATATTTCGATTCAAGAGGAGGTAACAATTGAGTTCAAGGGAAAGCCAAAAAACAAGACTGATGATCTTCTATTAGACTCATATAAGTCTTGGAAAAGATCAATTGAGAAGGAGTATTCAACGATGATTGAGCTTTTCAGTGGTCAGTATCTTTTGGAGATCTATTCGGATACTCCAGATAATAAGCTTTTATCAATGAATTTTGACAGATTCAACTATCTATCGTTGGAGATTACTGGTAACAGTATATACGATTGTTTAGATAATCACTGTGCGTTTGAGAGATTGAATGGAGATAATCAGTACGAGTATGAAAACGGAGACATTAAAGTTAAAATGGACGCAAAGAAGCGGTTCACTTTCTGGAAACTACCAAAATACCTAATTGTGAGCTTTAAACGGTTCAAGTTTCATCATACAGGTAGAAAGATTAACGATCATATAGACTTTCCAATAAACAATTTGGACATGAGTCCTTATGCTAGTGGATTGGCTACAGGTAATTCATCATATCGTTTAATCTCTATCGCCAACCATATGGGTGGTTCAGGTGGTGGACACTATTTTGCGATTACACGAACTCCATCTTCTGGATCGAAATGGGTTTTGTACAATGATAGATCAGTAGTGGATATTGATTATGATGATATGGATGAGTTGAAGTCAAAGATTGTTACAAAGAATGCATATTTGCTCATTTATGAAAAATATTGAGTCAAATTATTATATTATAATAGTTATAATATGAACTCATCATCATCGAATGTTGTTAGAAAATGTCCTAAGAAGAGTTCTACGCAACTTAATATTGGTGGAAGTGACCCTAAAAATATTCTTATGGTAGTTTTAGGAACACTTATTATTTTGATAGTTGTGTATCTCCTTGTATTTACAGTGAAATATATGATTACTGATTGTCACTCTAAGAGATCGTATTTGGATTATATTTTAGGTTTCAATTTCTCAAACGTATGTACATCTAAGTATGCACCAACAAGTTATAAAGAGAGAGAATTGGAGGATGATAAGGAGGTTTTCCATGTAGGTCATCAAGTTTTGACATACAAACAGGCTGGATGTAAATGTGCAGCGTATGGTGCTCGTTTGGCAACAAAGAATGAGGTTATAAAGGCTTATAATAAGGGTGCAAACTGGTGTACATATGGATGGACAGAGGGACAGAATGCTTTCTTCCCAGTACAGAAGTGTTATTGGGATGATCTTCAGGAAGACCCTGATCCGAGAAAACGTAAATCATGCGGACATCCAGGAATTAATGGAGGATTCTTTGCCAATCCTTTGTTGAAGTTTGGTGCGAACTGTTATGGAGTGAAACCAAAGGGTTCAGTTGCAATACCTAAGAAGCCGTTCTGTGAAGAGAAGGACTTCTGTGATAAGAAGGTTAATGAGGATGCGTCAAAAGAGGATGAACAGGATAGAATTGCACCATTCAATAAAACTCAGTGGTCAATGTATTAAAAAATCTTATAAAAAATTCAATATGAAAAATGGTTAAAGTTAGATTTCATATTGAAAAACAATGAGGATATTGAATTGGATATTTATATTGATTAATCTGTTTAATTATATTGACAGAGGATTTATATCGAGTTTGGATACGACTTTTGTTGAGCAATATAATATAAGTGATTCGACAAGTGGATTTATAAATTCATCTTTCATTATTGGTTATTTGGCTTTTTCACCTATCTTTTCACTTTTAGTAAAAAGATACAATAAGTTAATTTTAATTTTCATTGGTTTATCTATTTGGTCTGGTTTCAACATATTAAGTGCATTTTTTAACAATATATATCTGTTTATTGCATTCAGATCTTTTGTCGGAGTTGGTGAAGCATCATATGGCACAATTGTACCACCATTCATAGATAAATTAAGTGATAAGAAACATAGATCCATAATGATGTCACTGTATTTTCTGGCGATGCCTTTAGGTTTCTCTTTAGGATTTGTTATAAGTGGATTTTTACGTCAATATATAGATTGGCATTACCTGTTTATGATAGAAGGTATTGTAGTGATAGCAATAAGTTCATCTCTCTTCTGTTTTGTTAAGAAACTTGAGAGATTTGAGACAACCAAATCTACAGAACTTCAAATACCATTAACAAATTCACATGATGCAACAATAAGTGAAATGTCTTTGAAGGAGAAGATTGTTAAGATATTAACAAATAGAATGTTTATGGTGTATTTGTTGGGATACACTGCGTATAATTTTGTGATAGGTACTTTCTCATTTTGGGGTCCGGGTTATATAGAGGAATTTTATAATTATAGTGCATCCGATGCAAGTTATATATTTGGTGGATTTACAGTGGTATCTGGTATAGTTGGATCAGTATCGGGAGGTTTATTGTTGGACTGTTTGAAAAATAGGTATGCAAATAATCAAATAAAGATAGGTAATATTGTTGCATTGGCGGGTTTGGTTATTGGATATCTTGGATGTTCTGTAATATTCAGTTTTGATAATATCAATCTGTTTTTTGCGTTGTTTGGATTGGCGGAGATATGTTTTTTTGGATTAGTTGGTCCAATAAATTCGATATTAATATGGTCAATTGAGGATAAGAAATATTCAGATAAGTTGAATGATCAAATGAAAGTTATAAGTTGTGCAATATCGATATGTGTTATTCATTTATTGGGGGATGTTTCTTCACCAATATTGGCTGGTTATATATATGATCGCACAGAAAATTGGAATAAAACATTTTTGTATGTTTCTCAAGTATCATTGATAGGTATTGTGTCTTGGACAATAACAATGTTTTTTAAATAAATATGTATGTAATAAATAGTATGGATATAACTGTTGATTACACATTTCTCACCATTTTAATAGTTATACTTTTAGTATGTGTGATTTCAATATATGCGAAATCGAAGACCAAGATCCAAATAGGCATTTCAGCTATTATAACAATAGTTGTTTTAGGTGTTGGTATAGGAACATATTTTTTGGGATCAAAAGTGAATATGTTGAGTATGACTGCTGTTCTATTCATAATGGTCTACACTATTATGATTATGTTAATAGTGAATAACTCTAAAAAGAATGATGATGTTAATGAGAGTTTCACTACGTTACCAACTGGCTATAAAGAACAGGATGGGCAGTTTACACCGTCATTTGTATCTTGTGTGAAAAATGCTGGTGTTGATAGTGAGAAAGAGAGATCACTAGAAGAGAGAATAGATAATGCAAGAGCTTCTTGTTCAAAACTGGATTCATTAGAAGAGGAGTTAATGAAGTATCAGGATGATGATGGAGGTGTTGGAAATATGGTGCAAGGACCATGTAGATATAGTGATACTGAGATGGGTATAAGGTTATTGTCAAAAGGCAATGTGTGTTTGCCTTTAAACGAAGTTTATAAGAAAGTTTCAACAGAAGAAACCACATCAAATAATAAGAAAGTTTCAGAGGAGAATTTGAATAAGTGTATGTCGTATTTGAAAGGAAATTCTGACCAAACTGCGTGTTATGCGAGGAATAGTGATTTTGAAAAAATATGTCAAAAAGATTTTGGTCAAGCCTTCGGTGTATCAAAATTGGAAAAGTGTCCATCACCCTTCAATAATAAATGGAGAGCAACTTGTAAAGAAGGTGCAATAGATGGTGTAACACTTGATGATGGAGAACTACATACAAAATGTTATGATTTTTATACAAAGTTGGATAAAGCGTGTCAAATGAAGGCTCGTGATGAGGGATTGGATAGATTCACAACATATGGTGTGAAGAAGTATATGGTGTGTAGTAACGATAGGAATACGCGAAGAGCGATATGTGCGAAGGGTTATATAAATGAGTTGCCAACAAGACCACCAAATACAACAAAATGTATAAGAGCGAATACACCAAATTTAACTTATCAATTCTTGAAAGAGTGTGGATGTCAAGGGGAAAACTTAGTTCCTATTAACATAGCTCCTTATGATTGTGAATTTGGTGAACTCAGGGCACAATGTGTGTCAAAAGAAGTATACGATAAAATAAAAAATAGAGATAGATTTTATGAAGAGAATTATGCATAATTCTTTTAAGAAAAAGCAACGAAAAGTTAACTCAGTTAATTATTTTGCTTAAATTGCCGATATTTATTACTGCATAAAGTTCCTCGGTCATCTTATCTTCTTTCTTGGTCTCCATTGTTAGACCGAAAGATAGCGATAAATTTTTACAATTCTTGACAACTTTGTCTATAATAGCTCTTATTAAAAGAGATTTGTATAAATTTATTTCAATTCTGAAGTATCTGTTACAATTGGTGTAAAGTGTTTCAGTCTTTTTTCCTATTATTATAGGTTTGTTATCTTTGCAAACAAGTTTTAGAATCTTTGATTCACTTTTGACTATTGGAAGTAGTTTCAGTCTACTGTTTCTGTAAAATTTGTCATTTGAGTTTACGAATTTATTGAAAGTCTTATCATCTACCTTGTCTAAACCGGTGAAAACGAAGATTAAATTGTTATTGTGAAAATTCAGGCACACTATGAAGAGTTTCTCCTCAATATCAATTGATTCGATAATCTTATCAAACATTGCATTGTAATATTCAGGATCACTTCTGTCTATACGGAACGCTTTGAACATATTCAAAAGAGGTCTCTTTTTTGAATATTTCACATTTGTTTTATGATAATTCTTTGTTCTCAAAAGAAAATAATTTGATTCATCAAAGTTTTTGAAATTATCCATATCTAACTCCATGTATACTTTTTCAAAGAAAAAAGTATTACACTTTTAAAAAGTAAACCACAATGTACACCATATTTACACACCTATATATCTCTCCTTGTTTCTCTTTATCTTAATCCTCCGGACTGGTCCTTCAAAATTACTTGCACCAACTTCATTATCTGCTTCTGTTATGTAGCTCTCATCAGGTGGTTCATCATCTAATGGTTTAATGTGATCTAGAATAGAGAACTTGATAATTTTGCCATAATTATTATGTATCAACTTTATAATATCCTTATACACATGATTAATCTGTAACTCTGATCTTGCACCTGTAATCATTACTGATCCACTCTGGAAAACTGCAATAGTAATCCTCTTACACTTTCCCTCACCCATACCATTTCCTTTTCCTTTGCATTTTAACTTGTTAACACATTTGCAAACACCATCATTATCATCATTGAACATATTCCAGAAGTAGTATATCTTTACACCAGGGTAGTAATCGTCATATAAAGCCATCAAGTTTGTATCATAAAGAAGTATATTGTGTAACTTCTTTCTATCAACCATGAAATTCAATTTGAAATCACTGTTGATCATTGTGATATCGTACTTCGTGATAGCAATTTGATCAGGATCTTTAACACCATTGACCTTACTACTATTCTTCTTTGCATTGTACTCATCAATTTCCTCCTGAGGTTTGTCAGCAAAGCACTCATCACCATACTTCTTTAACTCTGCTAAAAGAACATTGACAGCATCGCGACCATCTATATTCTCTTTGCAACCAGTCATAGATATGCTTCCATTTGAGAATAGCTTTATACTAATGGGTCTCCTCTCTTTATCAGGTTTGACATATATAGATGCTGAATTGTAAAAGTGTTCCCTCTTCTTACTACTTAACAATTCCAACGCCTTTTCGACCTCGTCTAGCTTTAAGGTCTTCTTCTTATGTTTTTCCAATGTTGAGAAAGAGAATTTCTTCATGATCACACCCTTGATTAAGTAATCAGGATTTTCACCCTTAATTATATTTTTTATTATATTCTTCATAAGTCTAGTTATGATTCCGACCAAATCCACAAATGTTGAAATTTCACTCGTGGCTGATCTTGTAGATATTTTTAGGGGGGTTGGATCAGGTGGGTTGAGGTTTGAGTTCTCAATATTGGTTATTTTAAAAATGTAATCTCTCATTGCTTCTTTTTTTAACTTTTCATCTAAATATTCATCATAATTCAAATTATACTCTTTCGTTGATTTATTTTTCAACTTTTCGTTCAAATATTCATCATAATTATCGTAACTCATAATTATACCACTACTTTAAATAGAGAATTTTTTCTTTAAATATATTTCATTTTTTTTTATTT